GAAACACCGTTGCGCTTCCAGTGAATGACATCCGCACCACTGCGTCATAGGCAAAGAACAGTGCAGCAGGAGCGTTACCAGCACCGCCGCGCAGGGATATTGCCTTGATGAACTTCTGGCTCCACGGTCTGGCCTGACCACTTCCTGAGCCTGTGAGGTCGGTAGGATCGCCCGGCACTGACCAGCCAACCATCCCATCAGTGCCGTAGTACACGAGGTATGGGTGGGCAACAACAATCCCACCAGTGGCATTCATCCCCAAAGGCAGCGGTATGTTCTCAAGTATGGCCGTACCAAGAGCATCGCCATAAAATATCTGCCCACCAACGTCATTGCAAACGCAAGCCAAATTCGGCGCAACATGTGCAATGATGTAATTTTGTGACGCGCTAGGGTCGTATTGAAAGTCAAACATCCACATGTTCAGCGGGTCAACTTCCAGAGGAACCTCACCGCCGCTTAGATTCGCAGTGGTGGTTGTGATTGTAGTAGTGGTCGCCGCAACAACGTCTCCGTTCTGCGCCGTACCCTCAGTGACTGAGGTGATCGTAATGACTGCGCCTACCGCCGAAGCAGTAAAGTTAACCGTAAAAGCATTGATGTTTGCCGCTACGGCTGTGGCAGTAATTGTCAGGCTGGTGGCAAACGAGACAGCCCCAGACATGATCTGGACACCGTCAACGGTTATCCCATTAACAGAACCGCTTGCGCCACCAGTAAGGGTCACAGAGCCTGATGGAGCCACGCCGGGCGTTCTGTCCGTGATGATTGATGTGTTACCACTGCCGTCAATTGTAAATCGCTCCAGCACGCTTTCCGAACCGCTGTGGCAGTATTGGAAGCCTTGCTGTGTCCACGCACTGATGCCGCGAGAGACTTCTGTCAAATACTTACTGATGGATCGGTAACCGCCAACCTTTCGTGGAAGCCCACGCTGAAATCTTACCCACTGGCCATCAGTGTAATTGTCGCCCTCAAAAATAGTGCCGTCCCGCTTTATGCCGGGCTTAGACGCTATGATTGTGGTCATGATTGGCATTAGAACGTGCCTCCAGACAATGTCCCAAGAGCCGCATAAGCAGCAGCTTGTGAAGCAGCCGTGAACAGCGCATCGCCTACAGTGGTCGCGCCCAAGTTAATCCGCGCAGCAGACGCTGTAGTTGCGCCTGTGCCACCTTGGTTTATTGCAACAGGCAAAGAGATCGTGGAGGTGTCTGCGTCAACAACGTCAGAGCCATCGCAGTAGAAAATGCCTCGCGCACCAGCAGAGATGGTTACGCCTGTGCCGCCTGATGTCTTAACTGTCAGCGTGTACGAGCCAGTGGTTGAGTTGGTTACCCAGTACTGCTGTACCGTGTTAGGGACAATGATGTTTCGGTTGCCGGTCAAAGCCCCTGTAAAGTTATAGGCAATACGGTTCAGCTCGTTACCTGCCAAAACGTAGTTACCTGTTCCTGCCACTGCAATCGTTGTGTAGTCAAAAGCAAACTGAGCAGGCTGACCAAGACCAATGGTGTAGAAGTTTGTGCCATCGGTAACAATGATCGATGAAGCTTCGGGCTGGTAGGCAAGTGAAGCCAGATCGTCGATTGTTGCAGTCCCGCCCGGCGTTACCGTCACGTTACCGCCACCAGCATTACGCAAAACAATAAACCAATTGTTTCCAACAGTAATAGGGTCAGGCAATGTCAGCGTACCAGAGCCAGATCCTGTCCAGACAAATGTGAATGCCCTGTCCGACACACCAGCCGTGTAGTTTGAGTTGAACGTGTTAACAGGCATTGCTGTTGACAGCGCCGTGCCAATAGCCTTTAAACCTGTACCTGCCAGCAAAGATGCGTTTGCAGCACTGACTGATGCGCCGTACTGGAATACCTGCCACACACCAGCAGCAGTGTTGTTGTTGGACAGGTATATCTGAAACACGCTACCAGCAGCAGCACTGAGTATTTGCGTACCTGCGTTGTTTTGGACAATGAAGCTAAACGATCCCAAGTTGTTGAACAGGATAGTCTCGCCATCACCAGCCTCGTCAGCAGGCGGTAACTTGATTACTCGACCAGCCTGATCCTGAGTAACGTCTATAATACGAGCCGTGAAGTTGCCAGTGGCAGATGACTCTACCGGCCAGTTCAGCGTTACGTTTGCCGTGAGGTTATATGATGTATACGAGATCTCACTCGGGTAAATATTTGCACCACCGAATACATCGGTATATGTGGTCATGCGTCCGTCCTCACTGCTGTTCTGTCAATGATGCGCTGGATGTCCTGACCAGACATGGACTGCGCTGCCCTGTCGTACATGGTCTGCCATGTCTGAATACGCTCATCGTTCTTCAGGAACGGAGTCGCCTCAAGCAGGCAAGCGTACAACAATAAATTCGGTGCAAAGTTGGTGAGCCAGTTCTGCTGGTTCTCGTCGTCTATCGGCTGGGGTAACTCGTAGTAGAGAATTTCCAATGCTGTGTTAGCCACAGGAGTGCCAGCGAACAACCAGTGTTGGTAGTCGTAGTCAGCGTAAAACTCAACCACGCCAAGTTCAGACTCGTCAGGCCAGTAGTTTCTTAGATAGTCGTAGGATCGCGTGAAGATTGGCGTGCCGTTGGCAGTAATGGATATGGTATCGCGCCATCGGTCTGGCTTCAGAAGCACTGCAACACCCGCAGGCAGGGTGACGTTCATCGCACGAATGAACCCCTGTAGTTTAAGCTCAGTAGCAATTCGACGCTCTGCCAGCGCAACAAGCCTTGGCAATTGCTCAAATACTATCGGGTCGCTCTGCTCTGTAAATCCGCGCTCAAGGTATCTTCTCAGATCCACGAGCAGCGAACTGTATGTCATCACGTATGCCATGCGAGTCTCCGGTTCTTGGAGGGATGCTCATACAGCTTCCGCAATTTACATCATTGTACTGAATTTACTCTATTATTCCAATCAGAGTTACCAGCGCCCATCAGGGCAGCTCACGCCCTTGAATAACGCTTTCACAGGCATGTAGCAGCCACACTTGCGGCACACACTCAGGTCGGTCAAATACGGGCATTCAGCGCACTCGCTCAATCGTCTGGCGATCAAATCGCTTCTGGTTTCTCGTTGCGGTTCAGGTTGCATTTAAGCCCCAGACAAAAACAATGCGCGTTCAGCTTCTCTGCGTCTGACCAGTCCGTTCAGCACCTTGCCACCGGCCTTGTTCCATTTCAGGAACTCATCTGCTGCGCCATCGTAGTCGCCACGATTGTACTTCATTCTTAGGGTGGAAGACTGAAGATTCCCTAACCCCACATTGAACGCAAAGCTGACCAGCGCGTCATGATGGCACATATTATCAGCAGCAGCAGGACATAATCTTCGTACCCCAGCCGAAAAGCGTAGTAAATCCGCTTCAAGTAAAGCGTCAATTTCATCAGCATCCCAAAGCCTATTGTGTTCTGATCGTAGTGGGTAGCTAGTTCTCTGGTCTGTTTTGAGCCTTGCCTGATCTGGGTAAAGCACTCTGCCATAGCCCACCGTCCACAGCGCAGCGGGGCATTTATAAGGCATGGCGTGACAGCCCTCGAAAGATTTGATCAACTGTATCCCCGCCTCGGATGTTCTCATTTCTTGGAGAAAGCCTGACTGCCAAACCAGAAGCTGATGATAGCGGCCAAAATCGCCATCTCGTCATCAGAGAAAACCATTTCCATCGCTTGTGCAAACGCCACGCCGGTTGAATAGGCGTACCAGATACCGGCAATGTCCACGACTACAAGCAGGCCGACAAAGACATAGGTTACGACTGGGCGCACAGAGGCTCTCAGGTTAATCACCCACGTAGACGCACCCTCACCGATTTTCATGTCGTGCTTCCACATAGCCAGCTTCTCTTGCGCTTGTGTCTGCATCTCAATCTGCTCGGTCTTGATCTCTTCGACACGGGCTTGGGCAATAAAGCCTTCCTTTGCCAGAGCAATCTCGCGCTCACGGTTCGCCGCCATCAGAGCCAGTTCGTGCTTCTTGTCGCCACGGTCTTGTACAAAATCCAGTACCTTCGGCAGGCCACCGGCAGCAAAACCCATCAAACTTGATATTAAACTTAACATGGTTTGTTACCTCGGCAGGGGGGTTCAGCATCGGAGTTGCTAAGTTTTACGCCAGCAAGAAGGCCAATGAAGCCCCCGATAATTGTTTGGAAAGCAGGGGAGATCAGTTTGAATACTTCAGCATTGTCGATATTTTCAAACCACAAGCCGACAACTAGCGCAACAATCATCACCAAAACAGAGACACACAGCGTTGCGGAAACCATCAATGTCACTGCAAAAGTTAACTTTCCTTTGATGTCACTTTCGTTCATCTATTGCCCCAGATTCTGAATAAT